CTATTAATGGCGATTTGTCCTATTTAAATTTAGATTGGAAACCAGTTCCAATTATATCTAAGTTTGTAGATATAGTTGTTAATGGTATATCTGAAAGAACTTATGATATAAAAGCTTATTCTCAAGATCCACATGGTGTTTCTAAAAGAACAAATTATATGGAATCTATCTTAAAAGATATGAGATTAAAAGAGTTTAACGCGGCGGTAAAAGATCAATTAAATCTAAACGTTAGAAAAAGTCAAGTAGAAGAACTTCCAGAAACAAATGAAGAATTAGAACTTCATATGCAGTTAACGTATAAGCAATCTATTGAAATTGCCGAAGAGCAAGCTATAAACACATTATTAGAAGGGAGTAAATACGAATTAATTAAGAAACAGTTTTATTATGATCTTACTGTTCTTGGTATAGGAGCTGTAAAATCATCTTTTAATACTTCAGAAGGAGTTGTTGTTGATTATGTTGATCCTGCAAACTTAGTTTATTCATATACTGATTCACCTTACTTTGAAGATATATATTACGTTGGTGAAGTTAAAACCATCCCAGTAAATGAATTAGCAAAACAATTCCCTCATTTATCAGAATCGGATCTAGAGGATATAATGAAAAATAAATCCAACAATAGGTCTAACCATAATTCAACACATACTTACGATAAAGAAGATAATAATACCATTCAAGTTTTATATTTTAATTATAAAACTTATATGAACGAGGTTTATAAAGTAAAAGAAACCGGTAGTGGGGCAGATAAAATATTACCAAAAGATGATACTTTCAATCCACCTGAGAATGCAGATAACTTTGGTAAATTACATAGATCTATAGAGTGTTTATATGATGGTGCTATGATATTGGGTAGTGGAAAATTACTTAAATGGGAAATGGCTAAAAACATGATGCGACCTAAAAGTGATTTTACTAAAGTAAAAATGAATTATGCTATTGTAGCGCCTAGAATATATAAGGGTAGAATTGAATCTTTAGTAAAACGTATTACTGGCTTTGCTGACATGATACAACTTACACATTTAAAATTACAACAAGTATTATCAAGAATGGTTCCAGATGGAGTTTATTTAGATGCTGATGGTCTTGCTGAAATAGATTTAGGTAATGGAACAAATTATAATCCTCAAGAAGCTTTAAACATGTTCTTCCAAACTGGATCTGTTATTGGTAGATCAATGACTGTTGATGGTGATATGAATCCAGGTAAAGTGCCTATTCAAGAAATACAATCGGGTTCTGGTGGACAGAAAATGCAAGCTCTAATTGGTAATTATAATTATTATCTACAAATGATAAGAGATGTAACCGGGTTAAATGAAGCTAGGGATGGTAGTACTCCAGATAAACATGCTTTAGTTGGAGTACAGAAATTAGCAGCAGCAAATTCAAATACTGCAACAAGACATATATTACAAGGAGGTTTATATTTAACATCTGAAGTTGCGCAATGTTTATCGCTTAGAATATCAGATATATTGGAATATTCTCCAACAGCCGATGCTTTTATACAGCAAATAGGCGCTCATAACGTAGCAACATTAAAAGAGATAAAGGAGTTACATTTATATGATTTTGGTATATTTATAGAATTAATGCCAGATGAAGAAGAAAAGCAAATGCTTGAGAATAATATTCAAATGGCCTTACAACAACAATTAATAGAACTTGCTGATGCTATTGACCTTAGAGAAATTAAAAATATTAAATTAGCTAATCAACTTTTAAAAATAAGAAGAGAGAAAAAATTAGAAAAAGATCAACAAATTCAAGAGAGGAATATGCAAATGCAATCGCAAACAAATCAACAAGCAACTCAAGCGAAGGCACAAGCTGATATACAGGCTAATCAACAGAAAATTGAAGGAGAAATTCAATTAGAACAAGCTAAAGCAGATTTAAAAGCTCAACAACTCCAACAAGAAATGGAGTTAAAGAAACAACTAATGGAACAAGAGTTCCAATACAATATGCAACTACGTCAAATGGAGGTAGATGCTGTTGATAAAAAAGAAAATGTAAAAGAAGATCGTAAAGATGAAAGAACAAAAATTCAAGCTACTCAACAAAGTGAACTTATAGATCAAAGAAATAGTGGTAAACCACCTAAAAACTTTGAATCTGCAGGTAATGATAGTATAGGAGGTGCTCTGAATTTAAGTAACATGTAGTGAATTATTAATTATTATTATATTATATTATGAAAGAAGAAAAAATTGAACAAGTAGTTGAAGAAACTACACAACAAACTGAGCAAATAGTTGAAGAAACAGTTGATGAAAGTAAATTTGAAAGTGCTGGAGATGACAGTATTATTAAAATAGATTTAAATAAACCCCCAACACCAAAAGAAGAAGTTAAAGATGAAACTAAAGAAGATAACCCTGTCGACGAGGGAGTGGCTACAGAGCCTGATAACACCGAGTCCACGGAAAAACAAGAAGAAGTACAACCGGAAGAGCAAACACAAGAAGAAGCTCCAGTATTAGAAGAAATAACTGAAGAAGAAGTTAAAGATGAAGCAACCGAACTTACAGAAGAGTTAATAGACGCTAAAATAGAAGAAGCAGAAACTGGAAAAAAACTACCAGAGAATTTACAAAAAGTTGTAGATTTTATGGAAGAAACCGGTGGTACATTAGAAGATTACGTACGTCTTAATCAAGATTTTTCTAGTTATGACGATATGACAGTGCTTAGAGAGTACTATAAACAAACTAAATCTCATTTATCATCTGATGAAATAGAATTTTTAATAGATGATTCATTTTCATACGACGAAGAAGTTGATGAAGAAAGAGATATAAAAAAGAAAAAAATAGCGTTAAAAGAGCAAGTTGCCAACGCTAAAGCCCACCTGGACGGGCAAAAGTCCAAATACTATGAAGAGATTAAAGCTGGTTCAAGATTAACGTCTGAACAACAAAAAGCATGGGATTTCTTTAATAGATATAACAAGGAGTCAGAAGAAACTGAACGAATAGCAAAAAAACAAACTGATACTTTTTTAAATAAAACTGATCAAGTTTTTAACGATAAATTCAAAGGTTTTGAATACAACGTCGGCGAGAAAAAATATAGGTTTAATGTGAAGAATGCTAAAGAGATTAAAGATACTCAAAGCGATATTAATAATTTTGTCAAAAAGTTTTTGAATAAAAATAATGAAATGTCAGATGCAAAAGGATATCACAAATCTTTATTTACAGCAATGAACGCTGATGCTATTGCTAATCACTTTTACGAACAAGGTAAAGCAGATGCTATAAAAAATAGCGTTGCTAAAGCTAAAAACGTAAACATGAACCCTAGACAATCATTTTCTAATGATAATACTAGCGGTCCTAAATTCAGGGTGCTTGGTGATGATTCTCCTAACTTTAAGTTTAAAATTAAAAACAAAAAGTAAATTAACAATTTAAAACAAATTAAAAAATGGCAATTACTGCAGGAAGTGGTTTGAATAAAGTACCTAGTGCACAGCAACGTGCTTTAGCTTCAAACTACATAGATTTCACAGACGGTTCTACCGGCTGGGAACAACAATACCTGCCTGACTTAATGGCTAAAGAGGCTGAAGTATTTGGAAACAGAACTATTTCAGGTTTTTTATCTCAAGTTGGCGCAGAAGAGGCTAGTGCATCCGATCAGGTTGTATGGTCTGAACAATCACGTTTACATTTATCTTACGTAGGTACGGTAGATGCTGATGGTGATACAAATGGTACGTTTACGGTTACTCATGATATTGATGGATCTGCTGATGGTGAAAATGGTTTCGCTGTTGCAAGTCACGGTATTAGAGTTAACGATGTAGTATTAATCGCTCAAGCTGGGCTTATAGTTAAAGCACTAGTTGTTGAAACTCCAGCTACAGCTGTTGTTACAGTTGAGCCTTACGCTACAGCTGCTTTATCAACTTTGTCTGATGGTACTGCAACTTTACTAGTTATAGGTTCTCATTACGCAAAAGGACAGTCTTACAGTAGCATTACTGGGGCTGCTGCTTCTAGTTCAAGAACTTCACTAGAACCTACGTTTAAGTCGTATGGTAACCAAATGCAAATAATGAAAGATTATTATGCTGTATCTGGTTCTGATGCTTCTCAAGTAGGTTGGGTTGAAGTTACTGGTGAAGAAGGGCAAAATGGTTACTTATGGTATTTAAAAGCTGAAGGTGATACTAGAGCTCGTTTTACTGATTACTTAGAAATGACAATGTTAGAAGCTGAAAAATCAGCTGCTGCATCTATTATTGGTTTTGCTGATGGTCAAATTAGAGGTTCTGCTGATGCAGGATCTGCTGGTGTTGGTACACAAGGTTTATTCGATGCTATCGAAACAAGAGGTAATACTACTTCTGGTATAACTGGAACTAACGCTGCTACTGATTTAGCTGAATTTGACGCTATCTTAGCTGAGTTTGATTCTCAAGGTGCTATTGAAGAAAACATGATGTTCGTAAATAGAACTACGTCTTTAGCAATGGATGATATGTTAGCTTCAATGAATTCTTACGGAGCTGGTGGTACTTCTTGGGGAGTATTTAATAACTCTGAAGATATGGCATTAAACTTAGGTTTCTCTGGTTTCAGACGTGGATCTTATGATTTCTACAAATCTGACTGGAAATATCTAAATGACAAAGCTACAAGAGGAGCAATTAATAGTAGAGGTACTACAGCTGCTATTAGAGGTGCTATTATACCAGCTGGTGTATCTTCAGTTTATGACCAAGCTTTAGGAAAGAATCTTAAACGTCCTTTCTTACATGTTAGATATAGAGCTTCGAATACAGAATCAAGAAAATTCAAAACTTGGGTTACAGGATCTGTTGGAGCTACTACATCTGCTTTAGATGCAATGGAAGTACATATGTTATCTGAAAGATGTCTAGTTACACAAGGTGCTAACAATTTCATGTTATTGAAATAAGCATTTATATTTTAAAAAGGAGGGCGGCATGCATGAAAACGCTCTCTGTCCTCCTTTTTATTTTTTATTAATTTTATTATATATTATATTATGGCAAAAAAACAAAAAACAGAAGTGGAAGCAACTCCACAGGTTGTAGAACAACCAAAAGTTGAAACACCGGTTATGGAAAAACCAAAACCAGTAAAAATTAGAAAAGCTGATTTAGGAGGTAAGAAGATTGATGATTGGGAAATAAAGAATAGAACTTATATTCTTAGAAGCGATAAAAAACCTTTAACATACACTATAAGAAATCAAGGGTTAACTTGGTTTGACGAGGAAAAAGGTTACGCTAGGGAAATACTAGCAACTGAAAATCAAAAAACAGTGTTTGTAGATGAAATGCTAGGAGATTATAGACCTATGCACATTATATTTGAAAACGGAGCTTTATACGTTCCAAAAGAAAAAGTAATGTTACAAAAGGTTTTATCTTTATACCACCCTTACTTGAACAAGCTTTATGAAGAAGTAAAACCTGTAGCCAAAGCAGCTAGCACACTAGAAGTTATGGATATGGAAATTGACGCTTTAATTGTAGCTAGAGATATGGATATTGAACTAGCC